CAATTAAAGCTAACATTTCATCATTCATCACTTGAAAATCTACATATTCAGAGCTTCTTTTTATTAAATACTCATGGGAATTTGTAGCGCCATTTTTAGGTATGTCAAAAAATAATTGATTGTATTTTTGAAAAAATTCATCTATTAAAACAGGAGGTGATAAGGATGGTGGATTATTTGCTTCATTAAATGAAGTAGCTAATTGAGAAAATTTAGTATCTATAACCTTCTCATATTGATTTTTATTAAATGATTTTTTATTTAAATCTAATTTTTCTTCCATTATCCATTAACTATTTTAAAGTAATAATCATTGTCTAAAGTAATTGTACTTCCTTCTACTATAGTTTGAATTAAAATTTTATAATATCTTTCTGGTTCAAAACCATTCATGTTAAGTGAAAAGTAACTACTTGTAGTATCAATGCTTAATTTTGTATATGATGAGTCAAAGTCAACTACATATTCATTTGTGTCTAAATCTTTTATTGCATAGTATGAAGATGTAGGTAAGTATGAATTTTGAGTGTATAAAGACGCAGTTTGAAATACTCTAGTTGGATATGTAGGTCTAGCAAATACTCTAAATTTATTTATGCTCCCTGAGTAGAATATTCCAGGATTATTATTTATTGACACATCAAAAGGTTGAGTTGTAATAAATGGTAATGAACCTGAATTGATGACAGTGTCATTCCATTTAAATTCTAAACATGGAGGATATATTGTGTGAGTGTCAATTGAAAAATATTTTAAATGGGGTTGAACATTTATGTCATTAATAAATTCTTGTTCTTGTTTAACTATAAAACCATTGTTAGGAATAGAACTACTATACCAAGCAGTAGTTATTTTAGTAACATTTATGTTAATGTCTTTATCATCATAATAACCAAATGTTTGAGAGCCACTTAAAGATTGTGTCACATACCATGTTCCTCCACCTACAGAAACTGAAGATGAATAGGAAGCTGTGGTTCCAACATTAAAAGTTCCTGTAGTCCAAATATTGCTGCCTGAATATGCTCTCCAATTCCAACTTGCTCCGTTTTGTGTTTCTGGTATGTTTCCATATCTTCCTGTTCCCATGTTCCATGATTGGGAAATAGGATATACTTCTAAAGAAGTGTCTGCATTTAAGGCTGTTACATCTGCTACAAAACATCTTAAATTTGATTGCCATGTAGCACCTGCTATTTTATTATTTATAACATCAGTTATTTCTGCAGATGAAAATTGTATAAGAAAACGACTTGTTTGAGGTGATGTGGTTGGTGAAACATTTACATCTAAAGAAGTTTCTAATATCTCATCAATTCCTGTATTCATTGTTGGATACATAGAATACAATGTAGTATCTTGAGTTGGGAATATTTTATATACGGCCATTAGTTTAAAATTTTATTTATACTATTCACTCTATCTAAAATAGCATTTATCATTATTTCTTCATCTTTAGGATCAATTTCTTTATTTAATAATATATAATTTTTCATCCAAGAAGCAATTTTATTATTTGTTGAAATTAATTCTTTATATAAAGGATCATTGTGTTTTAATTTGTTAGAATCTTTTAGTTTTATTATTAAATTATCTAGATATTTAACATATCCTTCTATATTTTTATTATCTTCTAAAAGTTTAAATTTCATATCCTTTTTGTTTCATCAATTGTTTTACTTTTTTATTTGATTCAAGTATATCATTCATTAAGTTTTTCATTTCTTGTTGAGTATTTAACTTTTGAGATTCAGATAAATTACATTGGAATCTTTCTTTAATAGCTTTATTTATTTCTTCTTTAATAATTTGACGTAATTCTGATTTATTCATTGTTTATTTTTTTATAATGATACTACTCTACCTTGAATGTCTGTTGCTGGGTATTTAACTTCAAAAATCATAGGATCTATTGAAGGGTAAACCACATTATTTCTTGTAGCTCCTTCAACATCATATGCCCATTGTGAATATCCTAAATTTACACCTGTTTTATTGGTTATATTACATGTTTTAACTGTTTGAACTCCTTCTATTCTATCTAAAAGAATATAAATATCTCTTAAAATAATAGGTTGATTCATTTGCCATTTATCAGTATTAAAATGAGTTTGTAAAGCAGATACACATTTAGTTAAAATGTCATTACTATTGTAGTTAGGAAGAATAATAATGTCAAAACTAACTCCAATGTTAATAACAAATCCATCTTTAATGTTAACAGCATCATTTACCATTCTATGTTGAGAAAGATAAGTAATTAAATTTTGTTTTAATGCTTGAGATGAAGTTGTTAATTTTCTACTTATATCATAAGTTAAAATATATAAATCTAAAATACTATTGGATTCTCCAGCTGACAAATTTTGTACTTTTGTAGGTTCAATGTAACTTTTAGCTATAGAACCATATTTAGAAGGCATACTTAAAGCTCTTACTAAATAATCATCTTGTGTTACATTTCGTAATTGGGTTGCAAAATTAGCAGATGAATTTTGTCTTATTTCTTCTATTGAATCTCCATCTCCTCCCCCACTTGCTGCATTTGGATTAGTGACTGTTAAAGAAGAAAAAATTTCATTTGCTGTTACACTGTTAAGTCCTACATTTGAAAATTTTGTTGTTGCACTTAATGTGTTTAAAGAATTAGCATCTACATTAGCTGTAACTCCTCCTCCTGTTAAATATCTAAATGTTAAAGTAGTATTTGAAGGAGCAATACCATATGTTTTTGTAAATAAAAAGTTTGTAGGAGAATAAGCAGTTGATAATTTTGTTTGTTCAAAAGATAAACCTATACCTACATTGTCTGGATTTGGAATTATTTCTTCATCTGAATCAGATGTTGTTCCTGCTCCAAATTGGATTTCTAAAGTAGAAGAATTTCTAAAACGAGTAGTAAATCTACGTTGTACTTTTTTTAATTTTAATAAATGAGGAGCATCACTACTATATTGAGATAAATTAGGATCATTAATGTTAGTATTTTTAATTGAATCATATACCATTTCTTGACCTAAATGATCTACTTCATACCATTTATTTCCATCACTATCTGTACAATCTAAAATTCCAATTAAATTTGTAGCATCTAATTCAACTGTTGAAAATCTAACTGGACTTCCAAAGTTAAAAGTTTGAGAAGTAATAGTGGAAGAAATAGCTTTACGAGTCTTTTTTAGCAAATAATATGTTGGATTTCCTCCTGTTGTTTCATATATTGTAATTTCAGTTAAATCTGTTGAACTTGAAGTAGAAAAATCTACTGTGTCACTCATTAAAAAAGTTGTTGAACCATTAGACACAGTTGCATTTTCACTAATATATAAAGTATAATTAAAGTCAGGAAGATATGTTGAGCCAGAAAGTATAGAAGGAACTTTTTGATAGAAATCTACACTTGTTACTGCCACTCCTGTTACTTTTGGTTTATAACCAAACATATATGCTAATTCAAATAAGTTATTTGACTGGCGAGCAAATTGAAGATAATTTTCTTGTACTTGATTGTCTAAATAAAATGATAAAACATCTCCTACATAAGCAGCCATCTCCATAAACATCATGCCTGGTGATGCAGCACTGAAGTCATTATATGTGGTTGGAAAGTAAGTTCTAGAGTAATCTATAAGACTGCCTCTAAACTCATCAAAAGATTTATTTATATATTTTATGTTTTTATTACTTGCCATTATCCAAAATTTATTTGTATTTGATCAGTTATTCCTGTATTTATTATACTGTAATTTAATTGAACTGTAATTTCATTGTTGTCTGGAGATTGTAGTAAATTTAAACTGTCCACTTTAATATTTGAAAAATATTGAGCTATTAATGACTGAATGTCTGATTTAAGATTTTCTAAATTGTCATTTGTAATTTGTTCAAAAACAAATGCTCTTAAATTGGCCCCAAAACTGTTGTTTAAGTATCTTTCAGTTTTATTAGTTAAAAAGAAATTTAATAAATTATTTCGTATTGCATCTTTAGTGAGATATGTTGAAAAAAAAGCAGCGGGCGCATTAAAAGGTATAGCAATACCTATAGCTGTTCCTGGTCTAGTGTCAATTGGAAATATTTTTTTAGCGCCAAATGCCATTATCTTTTAATTAAATTCATTATTTGATCTAAACCAAGTTGACCTTCAGGAAGTGCGCTTCCTTCAGACATAGTATTTACAGAACCATTAACTTTAAATTCACCATCAAATCCTGACTTGGATCCTTGTGCTGTTTCATTTAAGATGTCCATGTATGATTTTTTAGCTTCAATTGGAGATTTTACAGACTGTTGATGGGATATAGTATTTGTGTTAAAATTTAATGTTCTATCATCATTAGATCGATATGATTCATTAATAGGCTGTTTGTTACTTTTAACAGCTTCTAACAGTATATCCTTCAATTCTTCTTGAATTGCTTCTTTTACTGCTGATTTGATGATTTTTTTAAGTGTGTCTGTGTTCATTTGTTATAAATATTTAATTATTGTGCTTTTAAATTGGGATTTGAATCAATTATTAATTTAATTTCACTTACTAATACCTGCGGAGTAGTTGTGAATGAAAGTGGAGTTTGCAACATTATTATATCTTGTGGATTTTTTGCAACAGCTCTTACTCTATTTACTGTTGGTGAAAAAGGTACTGTAACTATATCTAATATAAATCCTTTATAAGTTATTGGAGAAAAGGAAGTTGAAGTTGGTTTTTGAGCATCTACCACTTGTTGTTTTTGAATGTTATCTAATGCTTGTAAAGATGGATTTAGTGGTGTTAGATTTGCTGCATTTACATTACATCCTAATAAATACTTATCTATTACTTTAAATAAATTTATAATTTTAGTAAAAATAGGATTGACAGAATTTATTGCACCTTGTGTTGAATTTATTTGGTTTATAATACCATTTAAATTAAATTTTAAAGTTTCAACTAATTTTTCTACAGTTCCAACTTGAAGTAATGCTGCTGATGCTGGGCTTGGTATTGGTGGAGGAGGTGTTGGAATAAGAGCCACAGCTATTTTTGCTACTGAAATGGCTACATTTGTGACATCTATTGTTTTAGTTACTCCATCTGATGTTGTTTTTAATGGATTTAAAGTTTTACTTAAAGTGTCTACAGATGTAGAGGCAGCATTTAATGAACCCATCATTGAGTTTCTTACATCTACAATGGCTTGTAATGGTACAGCAGGAATGCATACACCTATTTTACCTGCTTGTTTAAGTATTTCATCTATGCCTCCTTGTTTAGCTGACTCTTTATCCATTGATATAACTTTTATTATAAGTTTAGTATCAATTTTAGATTTTACTGCTATTAAATCAACAATTTTAGGAATTAAAATTGATATTAATTTTTGGCCAGATTTAAGTATTAAAGATGAAATTTTAGTTTCATTCATATTTTTAATTAGGAAGGTAATTTACTAATAATTGTATTAGTAATTGTATTTATGTCTTTTAATGTCGCATTATTTTTAATGTTAGTTGTAGTTTGTATAGGGGTAGTTTTAATTATTGATGGAATAGGCCATGGAGTTGGTTTTAATGGTTGTTCACTAAACCAATTTTGAGAAGTAGAATTTATCTCATTATCTCCCCAAGAAATTCCAATATCTGCATTTTGGTTGTAATTTCTTAAAATTGTACGAGCGGGAACAAATGGATATTTACCATCTTGTAAGGTAATTCCATCTATATTTTTATGTATTGTTGAATCATATTCTTTAATATCATTAATTTTTGGACCTGACTCAGATAATATTCTACTAAAAGTTGCACCTTGAAGCGCATATGCATCACTATTATCTTTTACATTTTCAGATGATTTTGATATTGTACTTTTATTTTCTACCCATATATCATGTATTTTTTTAGATTCAATCACATATCTTTTATTGCCCCATATTACTGGAGAATACCATTCTATTCCATAATCATCTGAACCACCATGAATTGGTTCTACTAATGTTTCTTTATTCATTGTTTTTTTATCTCCTCCTTTAGATAAATATTTTGCTGTGTAAAAGAATATTAGAGCAGGAAATTTAAGTTGTCTAGTTTGAGTACCTACCCATCCTTCATCTATTAACACATTTGGATCTGTTTTATTATGAAATTTTTGAGCAGCTATTATATTTACCTGTGAAATTTGTAATGGAGGAGTTGTTTGTGCATTATAAGCAGCAATTATATTATTAGTTATAGGTTTTCCTTCATTAGTATTTATTATGCTTCCTTTACTTCGAAAATTTATTGCTATTGGATTATTAGAATTATCAATAAATTTTTGAAAATTAAACCATCCATAATAATTTACATCTTTAAGGAGATCTTTTGGATTTCTATTTTGATAAACAATAACAGTTAAATCATTAGCCATTATATAGTAAAGTTATTTTTTGAAGTTAATATATTTTGTTCTAATGATTTTTTTAGTGTTTGTAAAGTAGTGTTTGCTTGAAATGTTGCTATATCTAATGTGGGAAAAACAGCTGGAGTAAATGGAGCAACTGGTAAAGATGTTAATCCTGTAAGAGCATTATTTAAATTTTCAACAGTTTCCATTAATGATTTTAACCATTCTATAGTTTGAGTACCTAACATTAAAGGTTCAGTTGCTTGACTTTTATTTCCTAAATATATAAAATCTGATTGAACTATAAATTTAGTTGTGTCTATATTAATAGAATCTTGGGAATTTAAATTTATAGATAAAGGAGAAGTTAATAATATATGATCTTCTTTAGCATTAAATACTAGTCTTCCCGCATTTAATATAATTTGATTTCCTGCATATTGGGTAGGAGATATAGGTATTGAAACATCTGAGTTATTGTAACTAGAATAATCTGTTTTTCCTCCTTCATCTAATCTACCTGATGTTGTTAAGGGTACTTGTTGTGTACTAGCTAAGTAAATAGATGAATTGTCATTGTTTATGTCTTCTATAATTGGTATCCATCCTTCTTCAGTTTGATTTCCTTGTCCATTTCTAAGTATAGTGATGGGATCTCCATTTGTACCATACATAGACCAATTATTTGGAGTTTCTTGAACTGTACTTCCAAAACGTAATGAATTTCCCCATCTACCTTCTTGTATAAAATCTCCTTCAAAAGGTAATAGTGGATGAATGTCAGAACGTTCTACAAATGTTTTACCTAAATTTATTCCTGTAGAGTTATCTGTTACTCGTCTTACAGTAACATCATCTGTTGTATCATTAATAGTTCCATTAAATGCTTGTTCATAGTCATTAGCATCATTTCCATTTTGACTTACATTTTCATTTGGATAAGCATTATGATGAGGATGATTCCAAATTCCTACATTAGTAATATAATAGGAAGAAGGAATTGTAAATTGAGGATTTTCTCCAGCTATATTTAATCCTTCAACTATGTAAACAATTTCATTTATTAAAGGAAAAATTTTTGAGTTTGAATTAAGAGGTCTAATAAATCTTCCATCAGATGTTTCTATAGTTCCTAAAGCATTCCATCCTCCTAAATCTTCAAATTTTTCATGATTTTGATCTAAAATAATACTTTTAACTCTATTTGGTGTAACTTTATTTTTTAAAGTACCAATTTCACTAAATAAATCTATATTATTAGAATTACCTCTATTTTGACTTTTAAATAAACCACTGTAACCGTAATCCATTATTTTTCAGGTTTATCATTTAATTTATTTATTTCAGATAACAGTTGAGACTTTTCTTCTTCAGAAATAGTGTATCCTCCTTCACTGTTAACTTGAGATGTAGATATACATCGTTGAATAATAGTAGCCATTTTAATTAATTGTTCATCATTTTTAACACCTATTTCTAAGTATTCTTTAATTAAAGGAACAATCAATGTAGCATCACCTATGTCACTTACCATAGGTTTTAGCTCATTAATTAATGTTGATATTTGTTTTTCTTTTTTCTTTTGGTTTGTGTAAATTTCTTCTAATAGATCTTTAAACTTTTTGTCACCAAATATTTCTGAGTTTAAGCCTTCCATAGTATAATTGTGCGTGTTTGTTATAAATATAGGACTTATTGAAATTTTATATATCCATTTTCTAAGTAAAAGACATAACTTTTCTTAAATATTTTATATAGTTTATCAGCTATTTTAGTAATTTTTGGAGTTTTGATGTCTATAATTTCCTTAATGTATATGTATAGTGCCTTTTTATTGAAAATGTTTAAATTCTCTCGCCGTCTAAACAGTTCAAGAATAGCGTCTGCCACTTTAGCATCATTTTCTTTTGGAAATAGTTTGT